TTTCAGAACATAACGCACCAACAGCTATATTTGAATCGCCACTTGTTAAATCTGTTAAAGCATTATAGCCTATGCCTACATTATAAGTAGCATCATTCATTGAAGCATCTGATACGTTTTCACCAATAAAAGTATTATAGTTGCTTCCATCATCTAAAGAAGCACCAGCGTTTTTTCCAAAAATTGTATTAGATGTGCCACTATCATTATTACTTAGTGAGATTCTGGAGTTTTGGTCTAATTTTAATTGATAACCATTATTTACCCCAACAGTTGCAAATTGTAATACTTCTGAAGAATGGTTATAAGCAATGACACCTCTAAATGATTCATTACCACTTGTTCCATCTGCAAAATGTATTGAACCACTACTACTTGTGCCAGAAGCTATAGTAATACCACTATGACCATTTTCAAAAATAACAAGATTATTTGCTCCAGAATCGTAACTTGAAGGACTTGCAGTTCCAACGCCAATTCGGTCATCGTCTGTAATGTGTAATGTTTGTACATTATTTGAACCTAAAGAAAGTCTACTACTTGTACGAGTTACAATTTGAGACTCAGAAGCACCAAACTCTATTTGCCCCACCATAGCATCACTTGAATCTGTATATAAAGTATTTGTTGCTCCAGATGAAGATTGAAATTTTGCAACTGTAGTTGCACCTTTTACATGAAGAGGAGCATCTATTGTGTCTGAACCAGTTCCAATACCAACATTTTGGCTTGAATCTATAGTCATCGCAGTAATCCCAGAACCAGTAGCCATTGATATATTTCCAGTTCCACCTTCTGTATTAATAGATAATTTTCCTGTCGATTGTTGATGCATTATTACAGCACCATAAGGATCAGAAGGACTACCAAATGCTAATCGACCAGGATTTGCATCTGGAGTTAGAATTGATATACCACCACTTGCACTATTTTCTACTACTAAATCATCAGCATCTCCATCTGGAGTAACACTTCCAGCAGTAGCAGTATGCACATGAAGAGTTCCGTCTGTTGGTGCAATTCCTACCCCAACTCTGTTTGTATCCAAAAATAATTTTGAATCTGTACCTTCTCCATCTGATACAACTCTTGCAGTTGCATCTATACCACTATTTGCATTGGATACCTGTAATAAATCTTTATAAGTCTCTGATGGACTTCTGTTTTCTAATGTTGCCATAATAAATCCTTTATCCTAAATCTTCCCAGTTTTCTGTTTCATTTTCCCAATGTGTAAGAATGTTATTCCATAAATTGGCTGCAATAACATTCGCTACTTGTCTATAAGCTGCAAATAACCTTAATCCTAATCCTAACATTAGTATATAAAGTTGATGTCGTTTGCATCAGGTGCGGATGAACCTGATGTATGTCTTGCGCCTGTTGCTCTTACTGGCACGATTGATCCTGCATTCAATCCTGCAAAAGTAACCCATGCACCGTTCACATAAAGATCGTAACTACCAGAAGCACCAATATATACAGCACGACTTTCATCGTTTGTAGTATTGTTATTGGTAATGTTGACAACAGATGCGCCTGGAGTGACTGCCTTCTGTACTGAAAAATCACGGAATGTACCCATATTTCCCTCGCTATTTAATGTTTGCAACGCTCTAAGCCTATGGTAAGCATGACCGAGCTGTTAGTTCAATAATATTAACGAGTTAGGGCGTGTTTTGTTCCATTTCCTTTTGTAATTCTCTGCGTTTTTTATTTCTTATATATTGTTTGTACTCAGCTTCCAGTCTACGCAGTTCAATTTGTTGTTCTGGTGTAATGGTTTTACTGACTTTCTTTTGGTTTAATAACTTAAATCTTTTAAAGTCAAACGCAGGGCGATTTTCATAAACTTCTTTTCTTAAAAATAATTTACCTACAACTGGAAGATCTGCTTTAGACTCAATTTCCTTATTACTAAATGTTACAATATCATTTATGTTTTTAGTTAACCCACCTGTAGCAGCATTGGCAAATGCTTCTATTTTAACAGGAGATGCAAATTCATATGCGCCAATATTATCATACATCCACCGACTTAATACTTTTGCCATAGGAATAGTATAATCTGTATATCTATCAGGTATTTCTTTTCTTTGCATACTTCTTGTTTCCAAAGGCGCACCATACCAAGTTTTATTAGATGCCACCAACATAAATGGTTTGATTACAGATAAATCTAATGGAGTACCAGGGTTCAGTTGCCTCAAAGATAATTTCAATGCTTCCTCTACACCTTCTTTATCAATATCATACATCTCATCCCAGTACGCCATTGGTATTCCACCAAATAAAGTACCTACTTCATGGGGCAGTGGTAAAGATATTATATCTCCTGATCCTCCAAAATCACCAGTGTCAATATGTATCTGAGAATATTTGAGTTCAGATGGTAATTTCTGATACCATTCTTTATCTTTATTTTGATACCAAAAATATAATGCTGGTACTGTAATCGTTGAGACTCCTCTAACTATTAGTCTCATTGGATTTTCTTTAGCTTCACGATATAATTTTTCACCACCTCTTATAGTAGGATTAAAAAAAGCTATTATTTGATTTAAGAATTGAGATACAGTACCCATCTTACTAAAGTTAATCGTTACATCTTGAGCATCTTCAAAAGCCTTGATATACGCAGCATCAGAATCTTTACCATATATTTTCTCGTAGTCTTTAATTTTATTTTGCATTTCTGCGATTCTCGGAGCTAATTCAGGAGTTTGAAATATTCTTCGCAAAGCATCTACTGGATTTAAAACCACATTTTTAACTTTAGATATATTTGTTCCTGCTGCCTCATTAATAATGCGAGAGACCATCTGTTTATATCTTGCAGATCTATCTCTACCGTAAATAGTTGCCTGATCACCACCCATTGCTTTAAATCTTCTTGAAGCATCTTTTGCTGCTTTTGAACCTAATCCAAGATCAGCAGCTAACCCAATCATAGGAGCTGCTGGATTCGGCACTTTAGACTTTGAAAATAACATATAGGTTGAAAGATCTCGAATTGGATTTGTGATAAAAGTAAACCCTGCATTTAAACCAACAGCACCCAATTTCATTATTCTTGTAGGCGCACCTAAAAAGAAATCTAGAGCAGGGTGAATTTGATAATGATCTAACCCTTGTAACATTTCATGTAGTCTAGGATCAAGCTCATAAAAAGATACATTCTCACCTTCATATATAGGAATAATGTTATCTTTTCCAAAATATCGCTTACCAACTGTAAATAAAGTAATCATCTCTGATCCACTAGGCTGTTTACGAAACAACTCTCCTGTTTGTGGATCAACAGAATTAAACACACCAAAACCTTCTTTCTCTAATGTGTTAATCAATGTATTCAGCTTCATTTTCTTTATATCAGTAGGTGGTGGTACTTTTTCAATCAATGTACCAGGAAGAACACCTTGATCTACTGCATCTTTGATAGCGATAGCTACTCTAGTTTTATCCGCAGCAGAGTAAATATTTTCTACATATCTAATCATACTTTCAATCGGATTTAAGATTTGCCTACCACTACCTTTCAAACCCTTTACTGGTTTACCACCCGATACTCGACTTGCTTTACTTCTAAATCGCGGTTCATCAGAAAAAAACCTATACAAAGGAAGATATACTGGATTTAATGATTTTATTTTATCACGAGTTTCTGGACTCATTCCTCTTGAGTCAACATAATACTCTAACACACGATCAGCAAAACCGCTTAATTCATCACTGGCTTCTCTAAATTTTTTACTATCATACTTATCAAAAACAAACTGAGCATCTGTTAACTCAATACCTGCATCTATATCAGGTCTGGATAACGCCCTTCTTGCGTATGCGTATGCTAAGAAATCTTCTAATTCTTTTTTAGTTTTAGAAACTGGCTTTATTACATCCACTAATCCTTTTCCTGTAATTCTACCTACATAATCAGTTGTGTTATATCTTATAGCCATTTCTGCTTTACTACGAGCCTTGCCCTTAAAAACTCTCATTAGCATTAAAGGGTCTTTGTCTGGAGATAATTCTGTAATGCTTTCTCGCTTATAAACATCTTCAAGAGGAGCAAGGTCATCTAAAAATTGCTTTCTAAAATTTAAACTTTTATCTTGTACGGTTTTTATCAATGGTTGCTCTGGAGCTTTTCCTTCAAAATTTATTTGAGACTTCACTCTTTCAACAGATCCCTGTTTATTGTAGCGAGTCATCAAGTCTCTTAATTTTAATATATCTTCATAAATCTTTGGGTGAGCTTTAGCAAAATCTCCTACAAAATAATCATAAAAAGTTGGAGCTAATTCTTTTGCTTTTCCTGTACTTACAAAATGCCTAATAAACTCTGCAAAACCCTCACTGGTTCTTTGTTTAGTAGGATCATAGTCCAGTTTACCTAGTTCATTTTGCCAGGGTCTAAAATGCGGTCTTTGTTTTGGCTGATTTCCCCATATCCTATTATCAATAAAGTGTGCTACTTCATGTGATAAAACATAAATATCATCGGTTATTGCTGACCTAACTGTTTTTGTAACTGGACTAAAAAACCCAGCTACACCTTTCATTTTATATGTAGCCTTACCTCGAATGGTAACATCGAAAGCATTTCGTAAAAATTGAGTAATCTCTGCTCTACTAACCCTCTCTACATCTTCTACTCTTTCTTTTGCTGCTTTCGTATCGCTAAAATGCTGTACTCTTTCTGATGCTTCGATATTTGCTTGCCTTAAACTACTAGCATCCACATCTTTTATATCAGATTCAAATGGAAGTTCAGGAGCTTGAAATTCTGGTTCTTTGTCCTGTATCAATTTAATCATTCGTTGTGCTGAACGCTGATCTTGTAATAACTGAGTATTAGTTCTATTTGGATCTGCAAGTCTTTCAAAGGTAGTATTGAGATTTGCTTTTAGATCTAATAATTCTTGTGACTCTCTTTGAGTAAGTTTTGGTTTTTCTGCTTTAGGAGGCTTTACTTTTGGCTGTGTTATAGGTCTACCTTCAGTGAGTAAACCTCTTGGTGCTTCTGTTAACTCTCCTGCTCTTTCTCGAATAACCACCTCTGATGACTTTGGTTTACCAAAAGTTTCTTTCACCTTTCCCCACCATGCCCTATCTACTAACTTAGTTACTTTTTCTGCGGGTACTCTTATTGTTACACCATCGCTTAGTGCTTTTCTATACTGTGATCCAGATAAGTTTAGATCTAAGAGTAAGTCTTTTTCTTCAGGACTAAATTTATCTTTCTTACCACCTCTTAACACAGATCTAACCTTGCCTGCATCCATATAAATATCTTGAGGTAGTTTATATTCATCTATGTATTTTTTAGTTACCTGCTCAGAAAGTCTACCAAAAGCTCCTTTAGTACGATTACGAACACCACCAATAATCATACCCTTTCCAATCAAATCTAATATTTCAACAAATTCTTTCGATGTTCTTGTAGCATCCTCTGGAAGTAGATCAGAAATATTCTTACCACCACCTAATTCATATTTTTCATCTGTTACAGCAGAAATGATAGCGTTTTCTGCTTCATCTAAAGCCATAAAAGATGCCACACCCAATGCAGTGCTGATAGGATTGGTAGCTAGTCCTACTGTAACCGCGCCTGTAAATGCAGTTTCAATAGATTCCATAGTGCTTGGATCGGGTTGAATACCAGTGATCTTTGGATCTCTAATTAGTAAATCATAATTCTTTTCTACATCTCGTAGTGATCTGCCAGTATCCTGACTAATCTGATATATCATTTGACCTTTTACATTGGTTTCGGTCTTATCCTCAAAAATATTACGAATAAAGTTTTTAAACTTTTTCCCTACAGTTGGTTCTGGGGCAGCTCGTAATGAGGGTTGACTATCATCAATTTTAGGTGGTTGATCTTCTTTTGGGAAAAGATCATCTACTTTTACCGTTTCTAGTTTAGGAGATTCTAACTCAAAGCCAGATGGTAATGGTGGCATAAGAGTTTCTTCTACAATAAAACCCTCTGGTAATGGTGGTAAGCCTACTCTACCGTTTGCCATTTGCCATTTTGTAATATTAACACTTCACCTGTACTTGGATTTACAGCTCTAGTACCTTCAAATGATTGAGGTTGAGAAGTTGATTCCGCTTGAGTTGTATTAAATTGAGGTTGCATAATAGACCTACTTCCTGTGCGAGCTGTATCTGTTAATCTCATTCCATCATCTGTAACAGGCTGAGTACCTGTCATTTCTTTATACAATTTGACATCTACATTATTTACATTACTAGCTAAATACTGATCGAATGTCATTCCTGCAAGGTTGGCTTGTTCTATCAATGATCTTTGTAGGTTTTTTAATTGTTGTTGTTCTATAGTAGATGGTGGAGTAGCCTCACCTCGTAAACCTAAACGCTTTTGAGCCTCTCTAGTCCTTACATCTTTTTCCATTTTAGTTGGCTGCACACCTACCATCCCTGCACTTGCCATCGCACTTCTTTCAGCAGATTCGATCATTGGTTCTATTGCTTCCGATCTTGCTTTTATATCAGCTTGTTTTTGCTTTTCTGTTTGATAGTCTACATCTACACCTAATAAATCCAGTCCTTCAGCTCCACTAATTTGACCTTTTATAATCTGACTTTTAATTGGTAGCAACTTAGATAAATTATCAGGAGTCGATGGTAGACCAGATACAGCATTATTAAATAAATTTAATTCTTGAGCAGATCTTTTCTTTCTATTTTCTCTTTCATTCATAGCATTTTGCAAAGCGGTAGTTCCACCTTGTATTGCTCCTGCTGCAAATGCACTTGCAACTGCTTGACCCATGCTTGGTCTTTTCTTTACTTTAAACTTGAAAGCCATTTTATAACCCTCCACTTATAAAACTTGTAAGTAAATTAGTAGCTGCTTGACCTACTCCTTTGCCACCTTCTCCTGCTGCTTGTCCTAACATAGTTTCCCACCACTCAGGTTGACCGTCTAAATTAGCTTGTATTTGAGCGCGTTGTGTTTCTTCTTCCATTAGAAATCTGCTCATTGCATCGCTGAGAGCATCTTGATTGTAGTTTGCTGCAATTTCCCTAGGAACAAATTGTGCTAAATCTCTTTGAGTTTGTGCTTGACTACCTGTTATTAAATCTTGCAAGGTTCTGTTAGACTGTTCAGTAATTTGAGGAGTAAGTGCTTCTACCATTCCTGCATCACCACCAGTACCTAAAATAGATCTTTGAAGTTGACTAAGAAGTTGCCCTTGCCTTCTAGCAGATACATTTTGAGCAAGATCTTCTCGCAACCTTCCTGCTTCGGTAATCCGATCTTCAAACTTAGCAACATCCTCATCTAATCTTTGTCTGCGCTCTTTTTCATTTTCAGCAGCTTGCATTTCTTCTCTTGATCCGTAATTTTCGCCAGCTTCTTCAGCAGCAGCATTTAGCCTCGCTAGTTCTGCATCTGCATCTCTATTGGCAATTCCAACACCTTCTTCTCTACTTTGTCCACCAGTGGTAGGAAAACTAGCAACTACCTGACCTGTTGTGTTGTCAATAATGTCTACTCTGGTTGTGTGCCCGCGTTTATTTCTTCTTGCTTTTTTTGTATATCTCATCAGAGACTCCTATAAGTCCTTTGCTTGTTTTAATTCCGAAAAATGCCAATTCCCTTTTATTTTTACAGACATATATGCCTTACCGTTATTGTGGCAAATACCAGTGTCTCCATCTACGCCTTCACTATTTGTAAAAAATTCTTGCTTATTATTTAACATAACATCCTGTTTATTATCAAGTTCCACATCTACATCTTCTACATACTCAAAAACAACTCTACCCATTTGACCACCACCTCTTGCTGGTCTATTAGGATTTCCACCATAATCAGGATTTATTTCTGTATATTTTTCTCTAGCCACTATGGATTACTCCCTAATAAATCATAATCTATATCTATAGACTCTATCTGTAAGTTGCTTGCAGCACAGGAAATATTAAAATATCCAATTTTCCCTACACTGCTAAAAGCCTTTGATACCGAAGTGATAGCACTATTTGATGGAAATGTAATGGTAGCATCAGCAGAAGCAAACGCATTGCCATCTAAAAACACAGTTACAGTCACATCAGATGATGCTTTATATAACATTGTAATCTTTCTAAATCTTTTTTGTATATCGGGTGATCCAAAGTCAAACTTTTTAGAGCTTACCAATGCAGTGGATGATGCTGCTGAACCTGTATTCACCTCTTTAACTCTTGTGGAAACAGCCATTAATCACACTCCAAATATTGCGCTCGTAAATCCGTGCTAATTACAAAGTTACTTCTTGCTCCAGAGCTTTCTATATCTCGCAAAATCCAACTCCCATTGTCCATATTCATAACATAAATAGTTGTTCCATTAAAATCTGGCACAATCAATAATTCATTATCTAACCCATCGTAACCAACCATTGGTTGATCTAAAGTTAGACTCTGGTATGTTTCTCGAATAGGAAAAGATAATTCACGAACTGCGCTCTCAGTAATGGCATACACACCTGACTTATTTGCACATACCAAACCAACAGGAGTTTCAAATACTGCGTGTTTATGTGCTGCACCTACTCCAACAAATACCCTTTCCATTTTTCGTAATGTATTGTACACATAGGTTGTGTTTTTCTTTACTGCAAATAACCTATTACGATAACTACAAAGTTTTACAATTTCATCACCATCATTTCTACCAATATCAAAATAGCGAGTAGCTAAAATTTCATCTAGTTTATATGGATCTGTATAATATACTCTATTTTTTTCCCGTGCAGTTTGAGCGTTTTCATCCACAGTATCTATATTTGCATAGTATCCACCATTGTTAACAATAGCAGCAGTGTTCCATTTGATTTCATTAATTTTTGTTTCTACAGCTCTACCTGTTAAACTATTGTATGTTGCTAATTTTAAACCATCATAAGGAATATACCATGTGGCTACCTTTGTTGTAGATACTGTTGTAGCATACAGCCTTGCTCCAGAAACAGTAAAAGCATCTGAACCCTCATTGCTATGATTCACCATGCTTATCGTATTTACACCAAAACCAGGAGTGATTTCATTATCAATAGTATTTACTACTCGTATATTTCCAATTCTTGTACCAGTTTTTCCAATAATAGGAAAAACATCTGCGGTACTAGAAGCAGTTTGACCTTTTGCCATAAATACAATGTTATCAGCAGTAAAATTAGCTGGTGGTGTTGAGGCAGCTCGAATGACTGAGTTAGATTCAGCAAAAGCATTTACAAAGCTATTTGTTGAAG